GTGTTAGAGCGTATTGAAACTGAAAGGTGTAAAGGAAAATGAACGGAAGCGATTTAACAATTAACCGAGATATGAGCCAATTCACAATAATAACATCCCCTGAGCCAGTTGGATATTGGCAGATTACACCCGATGTAAAAGGCGGTTGGTCTACAAGGTTTGCGGTGTATGCTCCACTAAATCCAACTCATATTAAAAACACAGAAGAATTGCTTGGATGGAAATGGATTGATGAAAAGGAAAACGAAAATGAGTAAGAATGTAAAAGTAGATGGCTTTGTATGGATTGCTGAGAACGGTGCAGTGGATTACGGTTTCTTCTTTGGTGATGCCGATGAGCCAGTGCAGTTCACAACTACACTCAAGCATCTCATTCGGGATACGCTAGAAGCGTACAAGGTGTTAGGCACTGATGTTGTAGCGGATTACCATGTTGAAGACTGTAATCAACTGATTAAGGCACTCAGCAACGCACAGAAGATGATTGAACACGAACTGAAAAGGATTGAAACCAATGCTAGTCAAGATAAATAACATCGTCATTGAAACAATGAATGTCAGCTACATCATTGACCGTGATGTCCACATGAACAACGGTAAGTCTTTTACATTGCTTGAGCCTGAGATTCAAGAGTTACTTGCTGCAATGTTTGAAGAACCACGACCAATGCCAGTAGAGACAGTAACTGTCGTTGAAGAACCGCTTGTAATTAAAAAGAAAACGGTTAAGAAGAAGTCATGAAGTGGGCTGGGACTGTCCTCTGTCTGATTGGCATTGGCTTGACTAGCCTAAACATCTTTCCATTGAACCTGTGGTTTGGATTGATTGGTAGTGGGTTATGGGCTTGGTCAGGAGTGCAGCAGAAGGACTATGCCTTGTTCACGGTTGAGTTTGTGGCAGTAGCGATGTACTTAGGAGGCTTGATAAAATTATGGGTTTAATAAAACAAATTGTTGTTACTGACACGATGTTAAAACAAGCACAAAATAAAGCAACAGAGATGGGTGCGTTAAATAACAGTATTTTAAAAGGAGATGGAAACTTAACAGGTTTCTTAGGAGAGCTAATTGCTTTAGAAGTTTTACAAGGAAAACAACACAATACTTACGAATACGATATTGTCCTTGACAACGGAAAAACAGTAGATGTAAAATCAAAAAAGACAAAAGTTGCACCAAAACCACACTATGAATGTTCGGTAGCTGCTTTTAATATAAAACAAAAATGTGATTTGTATTGTTTTGTCCGGGTGAAAGACGATTATTCATGTGGGTGGTTCTTAGGTGTTTATCCAAAACAAAAGTATTACGAAGATGCTGTATTTTTACGAAAAGGACAAGTAGATAAATTAAATAACTACACTGTGAAAGCAGACTGCTATAATTTGCAGATAGTTAATTTATTAGATAGCGTAGCATGAGAATAATACTAGACATCGAAACCAACAGCACCCACGATAAAATCTGGTGTGTTGTGTGTCGTGACATTGACAAGGATGTTGTCTCTACGTTTATGCAACCAGCTCCACTACAAGACTTTATGAACAACTGCGACAGCATTGTGACGCATAACGGTATCTTCTTTGATTTCCCAGTGTTGAAGAAGGTTTGGGGCATTACTGTCAAAAAGTCACAGGTTGTAGATACGTTGGTATTAGCTAGGTTGTTTGACCCCAGCATCGAAGATGGACACTCACTAGAGGCTTGGGGCAATCGTCTCGGACACTACAAAGCACCTTACAAAAAGATTTGGTCTTGGATGACCGGAAAGCCTTTAATTATCGAAGATGAAAAAGGTAAGAAAGTTGACCAGAGCCACCTTGCTTTTGATGAACCAGTAACACCGCTACTACACAGCTATTGCAAACAAGATACACAAGTAACAGCAGAGCTATACAAACATTTAACTAAGGAGATGGAAAATGACTTCTCGAAAGAAAGTATCACACTCGAACACGAAGTTGCAATCATCATTGCGGAGCAAGAAAGAAACGGTTTCAGACTCGATATGCCTAAAGCTATACAACTATTATCTGAACTTAAAACTAAGTTGGATATTATTCAGGTTGAAATGGAAACAATCTTTCCTCCTAAAGTCACAACAAACAGAACCCACAAAACCAGTGGTAAGGCGCTCAAAGACATCATCGAGCCGTTCAACCCCGGAAGCCGACAGCAAATTGCTGAGAGACTTCAAGCAAAGGGTTGGAAACCAAAAAAGCACACCGAAAAAGGTAGCGTCATCGTCGACGAAGAAGTCCTCGCCAGCCTTGACTATCCAGAAGCGAAAGCCCTCGCTGAATACATGATGTTACAAAAGCGGATAGCACAGGTAGAATCGTGGCTATCAGCAGTTGGTGTAGATGGTAGGGTTCATGGTCGTGTAATCACCAACGGCGCTGTCACAGGTCGTATGACACACATGAGTCCTAACATGGCACAGGTTCCCAACAGCGGTAGTCCTTACGGACACGAGTGTAGGGATTTATGGACAGTAGAGAAAGGATATAAGTTAGTCGGTATTGATGCTTCAGGTTTGGAGTTGAGAATGTTGGCTCACTATATGAACGACAATGTATATACACATGAAGTTGTATCGGGCGACATCCACACAGCGAATCAAACCGCTGCTGGGTTGCAAACGAGGAATCAAGCTAAGACGTTTATCTATGCTTTCCTCTATGGTGCAGGAAGTTCCAAAATCGGGTCGATTGTTGGAGGTTCTGCGAAAGAAGGACAAAAGCTCATTGATAGTTTTCTACGAAACACACCGAAACTTAAAGCTCTCAGAGAGAAAGTGGCTCGTATCTATGCTCAAAAGGGATGGCTACCGGGTCTTGACGGACGCAAGCTACTCGTTCGTGCAGAACACTCGGCGCTCAACACGCTACTGCAAGGCGCTGGTGCAATCGTAATGAAGCAAGCTGTTGTTATCTTACACAAGCAGTTGCGTAAGTCTAAGATAGAGTTTAAGATTGTCGCTAATGTTCACGATGAGTGGCAGATTGAAGTCGAAGAAAGTCGTGCTGAAGAAGTTGGTATCATGGGTACAGAAGCAATTAAAGAAGCTGGTGTAGTATTGAATATGCGCTGTCCTTTGGATGGTGAATACAAAGTAGGTAACTCATGGAAAGAGACACACTGATGAATGAAGAAAAAGATGAAAACCTATTAGGGATGGTAGCTGTGTCTGCATATAAGGACGGCACTTACTCGTTAAGTTCTAGCTTTGATTTAGACGAAACCTACGAGCTTCTGAAAGACGCAGTGTTAGATATTGAAGACGGAACGCTAGAAGATAGCCTTGATTATGGCTCTCAATCGTTGCATTAACTATCTCACATCGTGAAATAAAATAGTTGTAAATTGCAGTATAATAACCAAAGCAGTATTTATAAACGTAGTAGATAAGGAGAATTAAATGGAAATGAAACCAGTAAAGATTCAAGCGGAAGTTCAGTGGGCTTTCTTTGATAAAGTAAACGACATGAGTGGCAAGTTTCAATGCGACTTAGCTAACCTCTCAACCGCTGCCGTTGAAGCGTTAGAGTCTATTGGTCTTGCACCACGCAAGCGTGAAGACAAGCCTGAGAAGGGTTGGTTCTTGACTGTTAAATCTAACTATGCTATCCAGCCATTCGACAAAGATGGTGCTGAGATTAAAGATGTAGTTGGTAACGGTTCTAAGGCAATCGCTTTGATTAAGCCTTATAGCTGGAAGTGGAAGAACAAAGAAGGTGTTAGTGCGTCATTGGCTAAGATTGTGATTACAGACTTAGTTAAGTACAACGCTGACGGCGGTGAAGGTGCTGTTTCCATTGAAGACTTGGACGACGACATCCTGTGATTACCGCTTTCATTGATGCCGATAGTTTGTGTTATGCAGTAGGCTTTTCTAGCAATGACGCTGAAGAGAAGATTGCACTATCACGACTAGAGCAAACAATGACTGAACTTTGTATGGACTTAGACTGTGAAGATTACAAGGGCTTCCTAACGGGTAAAGGCAACTTTCGTGATTCGATAGCAGTTACAGTTCCATACAAGGGTCAGAGAGTATCTGAGAAGCCTGTGCATCTGCAGGCTCTTAGAGACCATCTAGTTAACTCTTGGGGCTTTGAAGTAGTCAATGGTATCGAAGCTGACGATGCTGTTGGTATCGCTGCTTACGCTGTTCCTGAAGATGAATCCATCATGGTTCATATCGACAAAGACCTCAATCAATTTAGAGGTTGGCATTACAACTACCGCAAGAAAGAAAAATACTATGTTTCAGAGTTTGAAGGCTTAACTGCTTTCTACACTCAGATTCTTACCGGAGACCGAATAGATAACATCGTCGGTCTTAAAGGTATTGGTCCTGTCAAAGCTAAAAGGATATTAGAAGAATGTACAAACGAAAACGAACTGTATCAGGCGGTCCTCAAAGCCTACGAGGGCGACCAGCAGCGAGTGTTGGAGAACGGACAGCTACTTTGGTTACAAAGAGAAGCCAACCAAGTCTGGCAACTTCCAAACTTGTCTTAGTTGAGTGGTTGGACGCTTTAGCACAAGGCGAGTGGCATGAAGCAAAGCGTGAAGATTTACAATGTAAGACTGTTGGGTTTGTTGTCTTTGAAGATGACCAACAGATTGAATTAGCAGGAACCATTACCGAAGGAATGTGCAACAACAGTATTACCATTCCAAAACAAATGATTACTAAACGAAAGGCAATTACCTTTGAAACCACAAAGCGCAAAAGCAAAGGGAAGAAACCTGCAGAAGTGGGTGGTAGCGGAGCTGTTGAAGCGTTACCCACAGTTGACGGACAAGGACTTACGCAGTTGTCCGATGGGGTCACACGGTGAAGATGTAGTGATGTCTCAGTTTGCTAAAGATGAACTACCAGCAACATTCGAGTGTAAGTCTTTAGCTAAGATAGCAGTGTATCGCTATTACGAGCAGTGTCAGAATCATGGTGATGGTGAACCAATCGTTATCATTAAAGAGAACGGCAAGGCTCCATTAGCAGTGATTGATGCAGAGATATTATTTGATTTGATGGCAGCATGACTACACCAGTGAGTATCTTAAAAGAACGGCTACTCTGGCTTGAAGAAGAGAACGCTTATTTAAAGAAACAGATTGATGTACTGTTAATGATTATCGCAAATAAGGAGAAGCACATTGGATAATGTAATGAATTTAAAGTTTGAACTTGAAGATGTTGATGGTAAACATACTTCCGAGTTTACTGTTGATGACATGGAGTCTTGGCATACATTGGTGATTAAGTTCACTGATTTCTTGTCAGCACGATATGGTTATAAGATGTCAGATAATGTTGTGTTTGTTACAGACTATCCTTTTGGTCGTATCAAAGAACAATACATCACACCAAATGAAGTTGAATTAGTATTGCGTAATCGTCAGCGTAATGACGCTTTAGATTCATTGTGGGGAGATGACGAGTGAAAATTCTACTACTGGATATTGAGACAAGTCCTAACACAGCCCATGTCTGGGGATTGTGGCAGCAAAACGTCAGTATCAATCAGTTGATGGAATCTTCTTATGTCTTATGCTACGCAGCTAAGTGGCTTAATTCAGATGAAATGTTATTTGATTCTGTACAACAATCTAAACCTAAAGCCATGCTGAAAGGAATTCATGGACTTCTCAACGAAGCTGACGCTGTGGTGCATTATAACGGTACTAAGTTCGACATTCCTACTCTTAACAAGGAATTCCTATTACATCGTTATGCTCCACCATCTCCTTATAAACAAATTGATTTACTTCGTGTGGTTCGTAGCCAGTTTCGTTTTCCTAGCAACAAGCTAGACTATGTAGCACAACGTCTCGGCTTAGGACAGAAACACGCTCACGAAGGACATGAGTTGTGGGTTAAATGTATGAACGGAGATAAAGATGCTTGGAAACGAATGGCGGATTACAATATACAAGATGTTATTTTATTGGAAGACCTTTACAATACACTTCTTCCTTGGATTAAGAACGCTCCTAACCGCAATCTATTTAGTGATGTTCAAGGCTGTCCATCTTGTGGACAAACGACTCTTCAAAGACGTGGCACGGCAGTTTCAGCTACTGGAACTTATCAGAGGTATCAGTGTAAGTCCTGCGGAACGTGGAGCCAAGGAACGAAAGCTCTGGAAAAGAAAAACATCGAAATCAAAGGACTAGCATAATGAACAATCCAGTAGCAATGCCACCCCCTTACGGATACGGTCATGAGGACTGTGGAGACAGTCTTTCCCGTCAGGTAGGTGGTAATCACTATAAAAGAGCCGCTATTCAGCCTTGGGATGTGATGTCTGCATACGGACTTGACCCTTGGTCAGCAAATGTGTTAAAATACTTACTTCGATTTCCTTACAAAGCAGGTCGTCAGGATTTGGAAAAAGCACAGCATTATATCGAATACCTCATCACACATTACGATGAAGTAAACGATATGTATTACAACAAATAGAAAGAAGATATGCCTTTACTGCTACATGAAATAAAAGAACGATTGATTGCCTTAGATGAGATAACACTCTTAGAGCTTTTAAACATTAGCAGTGAAGACATAGTAGAAATGTTCTCAGACCGCATCGAGGACAATGCCGATAAACTAGAAAAGGAAGTAAAATAATAATGACAGCATACACAATGACTCCATACAATACTTTTATTGCTAAATCAAGATACAGTCGCTATCTTGACGATAAAGGTCGCCGTGAACACTGGAATGAAACAGTGGCACGATACTTTGATTTTATGGAGAAACACTTATCTGAGAAACAGAATTACACACTGACTAAAGAGTTGCGTAGTGAGCTTGAGCAAGCAGTTGTTGCTCTTGATGTCGTGCCATCAATGCGTGCAATTATGACAGCAGGACCTGCGCTAGAGCGTCAGAACGTAGCTGCATTTAACTGTTCTTATTTACCGATTGACGACCCTAAAGCCTTTGACGAAGCAATGTATATTCTTCTCTGCGGTACGGGTGTTGGTTTCTCTGTGGAGCAACAATATGTTTCTAAGTTACCTGAAGTGCCGACTCAGTTGTTTGATAGTAAGACTTCTATTGTTGTGTCGGATTCTAAAGAAGGATGGGCTAAATCACTTCGACAACTCATCGCTCTTCTCTACGCTGGCGAGATTCCAAAGTTTGACGTATCACGAGTTCGACCAGCAGGAGCTAGGCTTAAAACTTTCGGTGGAAGAGCATCTGGACCCGGACCTTTGGAAGAACTTTATAAGTTTTGCGTCGCCAAGTTTAAAGGAGCAGTTGGTCGCCGTCTCAATTCCCTTGAGTGCCATGATATTCTGTGCAAAATCGGGGAAGTTGTTGTTGTGGGTGGAGTCAGACGGTCAGCAATGATTTCTTTGTCTGATTTGTCAGATGATAAGATGGCTCATGCTAAAGCTGGTAATTGGTGGGATGGTCAAGCTCAACGAGCATTGGCAAACAACTCTGCATCTTACCTAGAGACACCAACTATTGGTCAATTCATGCGTGAGTGGTCTTCTATCTATGAATCACACTCTGGTGAGCGAGGAATCTTTAATCGTGAAGCAAGTCAAAAACAAGCAGCAAAGAATGGTCGTCGTGACGCAACTTATGCTTTCGGTACTAACCCTTGTAGCGAAATCATTTTACGTCCTTATCAATTCTGTAACCTATCTAGCTGTATTATTCGCAGCGACGATGATATTGACTCCATCAGCAATAAGATTCGTTTGGCTACGATTCTTGGAACTTTTCAAGCCTCGTTAACAGACTTCCCTTACTTGCGTAAGATTTGGCAGAAGAACACTGAAGAAGAAGCGTTGTTGGGTGTGTCAATGACTGGTATTTGTGACAACACTTTGTTGAACAACCCTGATGATGAATCACTACCTGCTCGATTGGAGGCTCTACGTGACCTTGCTGTTTCTACTAACGCTTTCTATGCTTCTGCTATTGGTATTAACCAATCGGTTGCTGTTACCGCAGTTAAGCCTGAAGGAACTGTATCGCAATTATGTTCTACTGCGAGTGGCATACATCCTCAACACAGCAAGTTTTATATTCGTCGTGTTCGAGCTGATAACAAAGACCCACTAACACAGTTTATGATTCAAGCTGGTTTCGTTGCAGAGCCTTGTGTGATGAAGCCTGAGTCAACAACAGTATTTAGTTTCCCTGTTGCTGTGGCTGATGGTGCGTTATTGCGTGAAGACTTATCAGCAATTCAGCATTTGAAGTTGTGGCTGATTTTCCAGCGTCACTACTGTGAGCATAAGCCTTCAGTAACTATCTCTGTGTTAGAGAAAGAATGGATGGATGTCGGAGCATGGACATTCAAGCACTTCGATGAAGTTACTGGTGTGTCTTTCTTACCGATGGATGGTGGAACTTACAAACAAGCACCGTATGAAGAGTGTGATGAACAGACTTACAATCAGTTAAAGATGCTAGTACCAGAGACAGTAGACTGGGAGAACTTCAAGGAGTACGACGATAATGTCGAAGGAGCACAGATGTTAAGCTGTACTGCAGGTGGTTGCTCAATCTAATAAGGAAAAGATATGTTACTAGAACTACATTTTATTACAGGGTTTATGTTTGGAGCAGAGTGGGTTAACGAGTATGAAGACGCTAACCACTTTGTCCTTGACTTAGGGATTGTGCGGATTATGGCATCATTCCCTAAAGATGGAGACTTTGAGGTTTAAGATTTAAAGAGGGCTCGTTCATCGTTACGACGGTTTACGAGTCCTTTCAATACCTTACCACCACCTATCGTGTACTTGAGAAACTCTTCCGCAGCTCCATCCATATCTCCACGAAGAACCTTCTGACGGAGGGTTGAACGCTGTAGTGTCCCAAGACCCACATTAAAGCTAAAGCTGACAAGAGCATCGAACTGACCTTGTGTAAGTTCAACAGGACAGTATCGCTCGACACCTCGTTCAAAGTTAGCAAGATCTCGCTTAAGTATTTCATCTACTTCTCCCATCGTTATTGTCCTATTCCATCCTTCAGGGATAGGTAACGCTTTACGCTCCGCTAACGGTATTCGTCCGTGATTGGGATCAATAACATGACCAACACCGATAGTCCACAGAAGAGCAGGACATTGATAAGGCTTAGTCCTAACACCTTCATGATGGCGAATAACTTCAAGGGCTTTGTCACTTACTTTCATTTCTTAGCGAAGGCTTGTGTGCCAAACCAGAAGGCAATGATAGAAGCAAGGATCTGCATCTCATCTGCATCGAAGACCATAGGGATAGCTTCAACAAAAGAAGTACCAGAGGACCAAGCCCAAGCGATAGAAGCAATGTCTACAATCATCAAGAGGAATACAAATAGATAGGTCACAGCAGGTCTTACAGAGGCTCTGAGGTTGATTACCCACTGACTAGCACCCTGACCTATAGCGATGTCGTGAGCGTACATTGCAGAGCGTTCCTGAGCTTGTGTCTCCATAGCTACTTGCTCTGTTCTAATCTCTTCTACCCTAGCTTGTGCAGCATAGCCACGCTCAAGCATCTGGAGTTCTCTCTCAGTCTGCATCTGAGCCATCTGTAGCTCATGCGACTTATCAGACTTATCCTGAAAGAAGTCCATCAGTTTAGGCAAACCACCCATCAGGAATGATAAGGCAGTTGAAATTAGTGTTAGCATTACTTGTCTCCCCAGACTATAAAATAAGAAATCACTGCAGCAACTAAGAAGCAGTACAACTGTACCCTCTTAACTGCCTTCATATCTTGATCAAACAACTTCTTGTTTTGCATCTCTTCTTTAAGCATGCGTTGCTTGATGGACTGTATATCGTCCCAGGCTTTAGCTCCATGCTTGTTGATTACTTCAGCCTTCATACGTAGCTCCATCTTCTTTACTTCCTGGATGATCTCGTATTCTTTGAAGGCTCTCATGACAGTATTGTCTACCTGATACTGCTGAGCTTTACGTCTTTCTTCTGCTTTCTGCTTAGCGACAGAAGTAGCATCACCTTGAATTGCTTCAATGGTCTTGGTTAATTCTTTAGTACCTTCTCTCGTAGCGTTTAAAGAACCACTAAGAGACTTGACTCCTTCTGTAATTCCATAGGGATCTGCCATGTAGCATTACTCTTCCTTGTTATCCTTAAAAGTTAATACCTTCAGAGAATTCATCTTGTACAATTTCTTTAGGAGGAATGGCTATTCCTTGTTTAGCTCCTACAAGACCACCAAAAGAGAGATTGAATGCAGTATTCTTAGTCAACTCTTTAGCCAGGCTAACTGCCTTACCACGTAGTCCATTCTTCTCTAATTCTGTAATAACGTCTACAGTCTTGTCGATAGCATCACGATCTAGTAAGAATCTTTGAATCTCTTGGTTCTCAATCTTAGTTGTTTGATTCTGAGTAAAACGACTTAGAATATTACCCATCTGACGGAAAGAACCCATAATTGGATTACGTGCTTCAGAAGCAATCTGAGTGATACCAGAACCAGTAGCTCTTTCAAAGCCAGTCTTACGAGCAGTACCTACGTTTAAGCGAGGGACTACAGGGAGGTCTTTAAGACGCTGTGAGGCATCAAACAGAGCATCTAGCTTAGTCAT